CTTTCAATTGCTTGGATAATATTGTTTGAATTTACCTTTAAGATTGGGTCTTTAACAACACTAATAGTTCTGAATTCTGTATTAGATGGAATAAATCCAGCACCAGTAATAACAGATCCTTCAGGATCTATAAATTTAGTGTTCAACATAACCTTATCAGCATATAATTCTGTGATTGGGTCTGAACCATGACCACCAATTGGACTGATAACAACATTAGCAGTAGCACCTGAACCATGAACAGTATTAGATGATACAAGAGCTAATGCCCTTGAATACTTACTACCAACTGAAATTACACTTACGTTTGAAATGGCACCAGTTGAAGTATCTACTCTTGAATATGCTTTTGCCCCTGCACCATCACCAATAATAGTAACAGTTGGGGATACTACAACTCTTGAATCTGTATTAGCAACAGTAGTGAATGCTGTATTTACTGTTAAGGTTTTAGTTGAACCAGAATAATTGATAACACGTCTCAATTGTCCAGCACCAGTGCCAGAAATAATATAAACAGAATCACCATTGTAATAATTATCAATAGGAGATGGATTTGTATTTCCACTTGTACTTAATTGAATATCATTCTTACCACCTGCCGCAATTACACCATTATCAACTATATGATAACCAGAACCAGCATTAACAGTTTCCACAACTTCAATAGAACCATTCACTGCAGCATTTTGAACCAGAACTTGTCTATCTTCTTCAGCAGTACCGTTGCTTGTACCAATTTTCTTAACTGGCAAATGGTTTGTTGTCAAAAACTTATCAGCATCATCAACTGAAATCGTAAACAGATACTTCCACATATAACCATCAGATGTTGTGAACGGTAATGTAGAATAACCAGTTGGTTTAGTTGTTGAAGTTACACCTTTGTTGTTGTTTAAAACTTTATATACATTAAATTCGTCTGTCAACACATAGAATGCTCTTGCGTAAACATCAACATCAGTATCACGATACATAGAATAGATTGTTCCGGACACCCAATCATGTCTTTGAATTACATGACTTGCATCACCGTCTTTAATTTTCTTAGCACCAATCCAATCACGTTTCATATCAAACTTTAAATGTTGATCATTATCTGTCATTGCATCAGGAGTTGGATCTGCTGCCCATGATTGAGTTTTACCCAATGCCATATAAAGGATAGTGGATTTTTTAGAAGATCTTCCGTCTTCATCTGCATTCAATGAATGTAAAAATGCTTTAGCATTATTAATTGATATATCTTTTGTTGCGTATTTTAAAGTCATTAAATTGTTCCAGATGTGTAATAAACATTAGCACCAGAAATTGTGCCCTTAGTCCAAGCTGAGTTAAGGTTTGCTACAGTATTACTTGATACTATATTTATAACAGTTGAGTAGAATTGTTTGTTACCATATTCAATCATTAACGTATCACCATTTGCATAACTTGATGTCAGTTGTGTACCAGTACCAGTTACATTAAATGTGCTATTGGTAATTGATATGCTTCCGTTTGCTCTCAGTCGTTTCTTGTTATTAGAAGTTACGATGATATCCAATGAAACATTACTTTGCACACTATACTTACCATATAACCTTTGACCTGAAGGATGCACTAATTTGAGAGCAACGTCTTTATATTTGTTTAATGATAATGCTGATATAATTTCGTATGAGAATTCTTGATAGTATTCACCGTCTTGTAAGTAACCACGTTTAGAAGATAGATGCCCTTTACTCGTAGCATAATAACCTTCCGAATTAGCATCACCTCTTAATGAAATAGTACCAACACCTGCAGTAGATAACGATCTACCAGAAGAAGCGATAGTCACCGACTCACCATCTTTGTATGAGAAACCAGAATCTAAAATTCTTATTCCTGATATAGCACCATTCGCACCAACGTTAGCATTGATGTTTGCGTTAGTTCCCAATATGCCTTCATCTACAATCTTAACAATCTTAGCAGCACCAGTATTTTCTAAAGTTCTCGTATCATTAGTGTATCCAGGAATGTATGAACCAGCATATGTTTTCAACAAAGTGGTTACATTATTAGCAAACGTTTTGCCGTCAGTAGTTCTATTTCCCATGTCTTGCCACACCCTAACAACTGACTCATACGTTCCGTTAGCATATTGATTAACAGCAATAGGTAATCCCGGACCACTACCACCAACCACATAACCAGATGAACCACTTGTTGTTTGAATTATTCTGTCATCTGATGTAAGTATTGTGAAGAATGAGTTTCCTGTTCCCCAATTAACATTATCAGATTGAATAGTAATATAATATTCACCAATATCCATTGACCTAACACCCTCATCAGCAACAGTAATATTCGGTGCAGTAAAATAACCTAGTCCACCATTCACTAATGATAACTCAGCAATCGTACCAACACTATATGTCGGGAATAAGAATGAATCATCTAATGAAGTGTAAATATTTTCAATTTGAGAATTAGATGTGGTGATAGAAACGTTACCAATAGTTGTATTAGCACCAACCAGTCTTAAACTTTCATTAGCAATAAATGCTCTCATCGGACCTGTTGAAAATTGGCTGGTTAAGTTAGCAGTTGTGTTTGCAGTTACTTGACATACAACTAAGTTTCTGTCGTCAGCACCACCAACACCTTGTACATAACCATTAGCAGTATCTGCTACAACCTTTTTAACAACACCAAATGCTCCAGATGTTCTACCTACCAATTCATCACCAGTAGATATTGTTTGTCCAACCACATTACCGACTGATAAGATATGATGCCCAATAGTATTTGAAGAGAATGATACTACATTACCAACAGCAGAACCAGCAGATGTACCAACCTTAACTACTTCTGTTGTAGAAAAATTCTTATATGTATCAACCCTAAATACACCATTGTTTGCAGCAGAACTGACGATTTCTTTAACAATGCCATTAGCACCAGATGTCGCACCGTATATAGATTGCCCAACTGAAATTGTTCTTGTATTAGCAATACCAATTACAGCATTCGCATTCTCTCTAAAGTTTTGATTTGGTGTAAATACAACTGTCTCAGGGAATCCAAAATCTGGACTAGACAAAATAGTATTAGAGTAATCAGACATCAACCGACTAACACCATCTGCATTAACAATAAGAGGTGCTTTAGTTCCAAAGATAGTAGTGTCTGTAAATAAATTGACATTAATCATCAACAATGAATTTGTGTCTACGATATCACTTGGTTCTATTATAAATGATGCATCAGAAGATCTAGTAACAGTTGAGAATGTTATTTTAGATCCAGGAGATACAGTTGAACCTCTATAACCAGAACCACCATCAGCAATAGTAAATGTCAAGGCACCAGCAAAGTCTGATACAGAAGTCACAACTACCTTAGCAAAGTCGCCAATAATATCAGATTCGAGTTTAATGATGTCACCAATTGCATACTCACCACCAGCAGAATCTACAGTAACTTTATTGATACCTGCCTCAATGTTTGGAATGAATCCAGTGCTATTTGTGTCAGTTACTAGTCTGATTGGTTCTAAATGACCAAACGTTCCTACGATATTTGATAAGTAGATCTGCATTAAGTCACGTCCACGAATAGTTCTTCGTACAACGTTCTCAACGAGTGCAGTTGCTCTTGAGTCAGAACCGATAATACTCTTACCAATGAATGTATAATTCTTTGTATTGTAATCAGTTACAAGATATCTATCAATTCTCCAATCAGACTCTGATACTTTTAATATATGTTCAGCAGGATAATCAACATCAATGTCTTCATTATAGATTGCTCTGAACATTAACTTGTATGAAGCAAGAGTTCCTCTAGAACTATTAAAGAATTGAATATATTTAACCATCAACTTCTTATCTGCCTGAACGTCAATAGGAATTGATGGAAGGAAATCCCTTCTAAAGTATTCTATATACTCATCAAGAGTAGTATCAATATTTCGATAGTCTTGTAGGTTTTGAATGCCGTCTGTCAGTTTACCAGACTGCTCCATATATTCATAATATGCTTCTATGAACGCAAGGAAGTTTTCACCGTCTTCCTTATAGAAGTCGGGGAATTGATTCTTTACAAGAGTGGATATTTTATTTGGTACACTCATTAAGTAGTTTCACCCGTAATCGTGACACCACCATTTTCTGAGTCCATAATTAGAATTTGTTCCCTTACTGGGATTACATCAAATCTATCTGGTGTCATTGAAACTTTCAATTGAGTGTCTGAAAATGCAGTTGGTGCAAAGGTATTAACTTCAACCTGACCAGTATCATAATCAATTGTTCCAGCATTAGTAATAATATTAGTCTTAACCTTTGCGTCATCATAACGGTATATATTTACATTACCTAAACTGTCATCATCCAAATATGCTTGGAAACTTTTATATGTGAATTCTGTAGAACTTAATGTTCCCTTTCTAATTTTATTATTAAAATTTAATAACAATCTTTCAGACTTATTGATATTTGGAATAAACCTTTTCTCAAGACTAATACTCACATCATTGTTTAAAATTGAACCAGTTGTGATATTATCTAAAGAACGAATGAATTTAGAATATCTTAACTTATTACCAAACCTCTCAAGATTATTTGTTGAGTACGATAAAGTAGCAGATCTTATATCTGATTCAATTTGAGAAGCAGACACAGTTGTAGAAGTCTTATCATAATACGTTGTGATTGTAGGAACAATATAGATATAGTCTGCGTTGATAATAACTGGGTCAATACCTAATGGAGTTCTATCAGAAATAGAATCTTTAATTTGAGACTTTCTAGTATTAGTTGCGTAGTTTTCACCATATGGTTTAACAGCAATATAAACTTTACCATATACAGCAGGAACTGCCTTTTCACCACCAAATGCAATAACAGATTGTAAGTCAGCATTTTCAGCAATCAGAATTCTTTGGTAGTCATTGTCAACAACAGCACGGTTTTGAGTTTGGTAGTTTCTTGGAGCATTAAACTTAATACTCTCAATAGACTCTGAAGATCTACCACCTAACGAATCCACATTAGTTGTAATAACAGCACTTGTATAACTAACACCGATGCTTAGACTATCTACTGAGAATACATTAGCACTGTTTGTTTTATTAGCATTACATACTAAGTAGTCTACAATTACAATGTTATTATTTTTTAACGACTTACCAAGTGCACCTTGACCAAATAAAATTTCATATTTTTCATCGGCAGACTCTTCTAAAAAGAATACAGGTGAAGTAGAATACACTTGTTTGATATTAGTTGCTCTTGTAAATTCAGTCGTGGTTGTATCAGATGAACTTTCTTGAACAGATACACTAATACTAGATGTGTCGATATTTTTATTAGGTAAAATGTATCTGACTGGGTTGCTTGTATTTACTGTGAACTTATGAGTTAAAGGAATTCCCTCTTTAATCGTAATTGCTTTAGAAAAGGTATTAGCAGAGTTAATAACAAGACTTGCTTCTGGAGTAACGTATGTATAAGTTATATCATCAATCGTAGTTGAAAACTTAGAATTCTTCGGAATAGTGAATTGGGACACAGTGTTAGCAATGCCACTAAATGCAACTGTAACATTTGCACTCGCACCGATTGCTGATACTGGTAAATATCCCAGTTCCTTTGCTCTTGATACAACTGAATCTCTTTGTTGTGCGGTATCTAAGAACATCTCATTACCAATCATATTTAAGTAGTATGCATTATAATGTGTATTATAAGATAAGACATCAAGTAGAACTGACATAGCAGATCCCTCGAAGTTGTAATCTTTGAATTGATTTTGTGTACTTAGATAACCTTTTAGGTTCTTTCTGATATCATCAAAATCTAATTCACTTACTTGTAGGTATGTATTTGCTGTTGCCATTATCGGACTCTTTCTAGTATGACATCCAGGATAACTGGGTCAGGATCGTTTAATATCATAAATGCTACTGACACTGTCAATGCATTTACTTCTGGTCTTTCTTCTACCAAAACCTCGAACACATCTGCCCGAGGTTCATAGTTTTTAATTACTTCTTTAATTGCCCTTTCCATCTGCTGTTTAACAGGTGGTGTAAACAATTCAAATAAGAAATACCGAATACTACATCCAATGTCTGACTTAAATGGACGTTCGAAATAGTCAGTTAAGATTAATGACTTAACAGATTGCCTTACGGATTCTCTGTTAGTCTTTCTACCCACGTTACCCGTAATCGGGTGTGCGATAAATGATAAATCTAAGTCACTGAATATTTCTTGTTTAGGCATTAGGCATTATTTTTTGATTCTTGTATTTCTTTTCTACGTTCTTTACAAATCTTAGTAATCTCAGATAGTGCCTTGCGAGCACGTGTACCTGCAGATTTGTTTCCGTTTTCAAACTTCTCATTCTCTGCTTTGTAAGTGTCAAATAAGTTTACTATGTTGTCATGATTATTCATTTCATTTTCCTTCTATTATTTAAAAATTATTATTAATATATTTATAAGTGTTTAACCACCAATTCTGACATTAGTTGAACCTTGTGCCATTGCTCCAAAGTCTGCCGAATCGCCAACTCTTGCTGCAGGTATTCCATTAATCCTAACAGATCTAGAACCTCTATTAACTCTAGCACTATGAGGAACACAATATATTCCAACTAATATTGTGTGTGGTGCGACTGGGTCATTCATTCTTGCGGCAGGTCTTTTATTAATTCTTACTCTGCCTTGAGTAGCAATAACAGTTGAAGTCGGACTACAACCGTGACCAGTATATAATCCATCACCATGTCTGCAAGCATTTGGCATTAGTTTATATCTATTGTTGGTGCTATAAATCGCATTGGACCAGAACTTATCATTTGGCAAGACCCACCAATTTTAGCAGAGAAATTTCCACCACTATTCAATGTCATAGAACTTCCAGTTGTAACAGTGGCACTACCACCAGCAGTAACGTTTATATTACCACCAACTGCTGCAGTTAAATTGCCACCGATAGTAACATTTGTATTTTTATCAATGAATATTTTTACATCACCTTTGACGTGGATACTATCATTACCAGCAATCACCTCATAATTATCTTTAACAATATGTTCTACTTTAGTCCCATCTGGATGTATCTCATAAAACGTTCCAGTCTTATGTCTTTCTTTAATACGTTCAGCACCTTCAGTATCATCATATTCTTTAGTGTGACCAGACTCTGATTCGTACACATGGTTGTATGGATACTTTGCTTTGTATGGGTCAGCAGGTTCCCCGATAACTGTGTCAGGTGTATGAGTCCTTGTGTTCTCTCCACGTGCTAATTTGTTTACATCACTCTCATTAGTATATCTCGGGAATTTTTCGGTAGGATCGTTGAAACCAAACGCACTGTTGGACTTGTCAGAAGGCATACTGGCGATAGTACCCATAATGGCAGGTTCTTGAGCACGGTCACCATCCATAAAGAATCCGAACACCCAACTACCCTCAACAATACCTGTCGGGGATTTACCAACTCCACTTACTGAAGCAGAATCGATACTATTAATCATTACTGCCCAAGGGAGAGAATCAGTAGGAATCGCACCCTTGTCGTCAGTGTGCCAACCGAATGCTCGCACACGTACACGACCAAGTTCTATGGGATCGTTACGGTCTTCAACAACACCAACGAACCAAGTGAATCCATTCCTACCTATAAAGTTACGCATTTAAAGTGCTCCTACGATCTCCATCAATAAAGCATTCTTATTTAATTTTTTACTTAAATCTAAACCTAAACCTTCAGCATAGTCTTGTAACTGCTTCTTAGTCATACTGTTAAGGTCAGGTGTTTCGTGAGTTGGTTCTTTTATTTCTTGTAGAAACACTGGGTTTCTGTTACTTCCTGGTAATGGCATAATATGCTCCTTATAATGAATTAGTTGTTCTTGCGCATTCTAATATTGTGGTAAATACGTCATTAGTTATTTTTTGTCTTACTTTTGTTATTAGGTATTGTCCTGATAACGATTTATCTAGATTCCCTTTATCTGTTCCTATATTATTATGTATAAAGAATTCTAAATCGATTAACCCACCAACGTTGATTGATGAATTTCCTGGAATTGATACTTGAATAATTTTATTAAATAATTGTTTACCATATGACAACTTTCTATTGAGGGTTGTGTTTGTCTTTTTTGGTAATGCTGTTTCTTTTTGAAACAATACATCGTTGTCGTGACCCGTTCTAGAAGATATTAAATTGATAACTGGATCACCCACAACCTCTACAGCAAACTTACCATCACTAACCGTTTGAAAATTATCAGATTCTTTATTATAATCAAATATAACTTCTTTCTTATTCTTTTTAAGTATATCTAGATTAATAGTCTTTGCTTTGAATAAACCACCCTTAACATTTGATAAGATATTATCATCTTTCAATATATCATATGATATAATTTTATATTGGTCATCCTGCACAACACCCTCTTTAGTATCGCTCTCACCCACATTAGACATAAAGTATGTGTAGGTAAAATCAATAGGAGCATCTGCTATCATTTGAGGAACATTCTTAAACTTAAATCCACTACTATCCTCAAAGAAAATGTAGTATGGATAATGGTCAATAGAGTCTGCTTCATTTGCCAGAAAGTTGATACTTCCGTCAATTGACAATGACGGGATAATATATTTGTGTAATCCAGAAGTCTCATCAATATCAAGACTCTTATTGATTCTGGCAGAACGATAAATCGTTTTTATATCATTTGTCAAAACATATTCATCAACAATAGACTTAATCATTTTGGATATTGTACTGCCACTACCTCTTCCATATGCTTTGTTAATCTTTTGAGGAATAGTTTGATATGCTTCAGCACTAATTCCAGACAACATATAAGACTCATTAAATTCGCTGATTCTTCTTCTATTGCTTGTTTCATATAAAGCAAACATGTGTTGTTTGTATGCGATTCCTTTATATCCTGGATCAGTCCTTTCCCTATAAGAAATAATTATATATTCACCACCATTAAAACCACCAGCAATACCTGCTTCTTTATTACCCTTTATAATATTATTAAGATTAAGTGCATCCTCAACAACAAAGTTACCTCTTAAATAATGTTCGAACATGTTCTGGTAAATATTAACCTCTAATATCATATCAGAAATATCTAGACTTCTTCCATCACTCAGTACAAGATTTATACTTTTTATCTCTACATCACCAGCGAATCTGTAACCCTTATTACTCATTAGATTCCATTTCTTAAGATATCTTCAACTTCATCTTCAACTTGCTGAAGATATTTCCTATCTAATATTTTAACTCTTCTTTTAAAATCATTTTTTTCTACCTCATAATTATATTTTGTAATGAGTTCTTTATCTGCTGCAGCAAGTGTACTATAAGTTGTTAAGTCTACGACCACCCATCTCTTAGGGATACGTGTTCCGTTATTTAATACTTTTGATTGGTTTAATATTTGTCTGTATTCGTGCACAGTTGCTTGAGCAGAAGGGATGCTATTATACTTACCTTTCATATAATTGGCAAAGTCTTGGTCAAACAGAGGCCACTCAAATACTGGATCAATTATATCATTAAAGTGCAATACAATCCAAGCATATGCTGGAGAACCATAATACTTCTCAGCAATAGTATCGGGTCTGTCACCTGACTGAATTTCGTAATCAAAATAAACATTGATACCAGACTTAACTGAAGACTTAATTTTAAATCGTCTAAGTATGTTTGTTAGTTTAACCTTCTGACCATTATTCGTTAGATCGTGTTCAGTTGTGGGGAAGTATGAGAAGTAGTTTGACATATTAATTTTTCCTTATTCTGGATCAGGGACATAAGGTATTGGTTCACCTTGATAACTAGCATCAGCAACGCCAATTTCTGCTGCAGATTTTGCTTCATCTCTTGAATTCCATCCAATGTCTAAAGTTTGTTTCGTTTGAATTTCTAACTCTTGGAATGTTAATGATATTTCTACTGATACTGGTGCTCCAGTGTCTTCAAAAAATATTGGGATGCTCTCACCATTATAATTAACATTAACATTCTTCAATGCGCATCTACCAATTTTAAATAATGATGGTGCTAAGTGGGTTGAAAATTCGATATCCCATTCCTCCGGATATTCGAAGAAAGAACCACCACCCCATTTAACATCTGGGTGCATATAATAATTGAATGTGTCGATTATATTTGTTATCCTTACTGATTCTTTTTCGTTCCTTGCTATAAATTTGTAAGAGAATTGGAACTCTCTGAAGTTTACATTATCAAATAGAACAGCAGTATGTGGGTTTACCGCAATTCCTTCTGACGTACCAAGACCTTTACCAATCTGACCTAGACCAATAGCACCACCGAGTGCTGCAACAGCACCTAAACCTTTAATCTTTGCTGCTGCTAAAGTGGCACCACCCACAGCTGCACCAGCAGTTGTTTGGTCTGCTGCCAATTTCTCCCCTTTTGTTTCAACAGCCATTTTATTAAATGCTGAAGTTAATTTTTTAACTTTAGTAACAACCAGATCGGCGATATCCGTCGCCGACCCCACCTCAGAACCATTGCTGAATGGACCCTTTCCAGATGCCATCCAACCAATAGCACCAAGGTTTTCATTGTTATATCCAACACTATGTTGATTATTTAATGATGATGGAATTGGTAGGACTATGCTTTTCATTGCTCTTTCTTCAATAACAGAGTCTCTGCTTGGTCTTTTCCGATCCATAACATTAAAAATCATATAATTCTCACCATCTATATCTTCAGGGAATACTATTGGTCTTTTAACTTTAGAATCCCTTTCATATAATTCTCTTAAAGGTGATTGACCAGCACGACCACGTTGTTTCTTTTTTATCAATTCATTAAAATTTCCTGAGATTGATTTGAATCCATTAGAATCAAAATTAAGATTTAATTTATCACCCAGACCAAATTTATTTAATCCTGCCTTTCCTAATTGATTGAATGCTTGACTTTTTAATTGTTTGAGATTATTCAGACCCATGTGATTTTTTAGAATAAATAGATATTATTGTATATTTATAACGTCAAGTGAATGAAATTCCATCAAGGAAAGTTTAACCCCAAATTCCCCCAAAAATATAACGGAAACGTCAATACAATTAAATACAGATCTAGTTGGGAACTTCAAGTATTTGTGTACATGGATAAGAATCCAGATGTAGTTTCGTGGAACAGCGAAGAAGTCATAGTGCCTTATGTGTCCCCGATTGATGGAAGGAAGCATAGATACTTTGTTGATATTTGGATGAAGAATCGGAAGGGTGGTGTTTACCTTATTGAAATAAAACCTGCTGCTCAATCTCAACCACCTAAAAAGAAGAGTAGAGTAACAAAGAAATACTTAAACGAAGTTAAGACTTGGGGTGTTAATCAGGCAAAGTGGGTTGCTGCGACTGCTTATTGTCAAGAACGTGGGTGGACATTCAAAGTGATAACAGAGAAAGATCTCTTTAAGTATAAGTAAAAACGTTATAAATATATCAATGGCAACAGTATTCGACGATTTATTAGTAAAAGGTGTAAGGCAAGGACATATCCCTGCTAGGACTAAAAACGCACGTGAGTGGTTTAGAACTAAGGCAAGCAAGGTTGGAAGAACTAGAGTACAACCTGAAGATTTGCTTCGTGAGAATAAAAAGGTTGATAAGGTTGATGTCGGTCATATGTATCATTTTAAATATGATCCAAAAGGTAAAAAGACATTACCTTATTATGATACATTCCCTTTAATCTTTATGGTTGGTGCTGCAGAAGGTGGATTCTATGGAATTAATCTTCATTATTTACCACCTAAATTAAGAGCAAAGTTAATGGACGAATTATACAGTCTAGCAAGTAACAATAGATATGATGAGAAAACAAAATTGATGATTTCATATAATCTATTAAAGAGTGCGAGTAAAATGAAATACTTTAAACCCACCTTTAAGCATTATCTAGCAGACCACGTTAAGTCGAAGTTTATTAAGGTGGATTCAGCAGAATGGGATATTGCTTTATTCTTACCAACTAGCAGATTCAAACATGCTACAACACAGAAAGTTTATTCAGACAGCAGGAAAAAATTCTAATGGCAACTGGTTTTAACATACAAAATATGGTATCGTCTTTGAATACTTCTGGAGTGGCTTCTTCTAGTCATTTTGAAGTTTGGATAACTAACACAGATAAGAACTCTAGAGGAATGTCATATCGTGCTGACACAGCAAACCTTCCAGGAAGAACGATAATGACAACGGAACATAAGTTTTCAAATTATGGACCGATTAATAAAGTGCCTTATGGTCAAGTGTATGGTGACTCAACAATCTCATTCATATTAAGTGAAGATCTAAGAGAGAAGGAATTTTTTGAGAAATGGCAAAATCAAATGGTTGGCACAGGTGCTTATGACTACAAACACCACAAAATGGATGGGTCGTCAAACTATAATGTAAAATATTTTGACGATTATGCCAGCACCGTTACTATTAGGCAATTCGGTGCTGATGGTGGGTTAAGAACTATTCACATTCTGCAAGAAGCATATCCAATTTTGATGGGTGATGTTTCTATGGCATGGGGAAGTTCTGATCCTGCAAAATTAACAGTGACATTCGCTTATAGGAATTATAGATATATTACTCACGATAACAGTAATCAATCTGGGCTGGGAATGGGATTCTCGTTCAATTTAGGTAAAGATGGATTAGCAGGAGCATTAAGACTTCCTGGGATAGGAAACATATCAAGTATGTCTGGAATAGGAACGTTGGCAAATTTAGATTTTAATAACCTATTGTCTATGGGTTCTGGATCAAATGTACAATATGATGATGGTGTAGTATCTCACGGATACAAAGAAGATCCGGATTCCAACAATAGAATATCCGGAAACCCGAATTATGTGAAAGAATCAGATACATATAACCCCACACCTTCCGATAATACCGACTATTATAAAACCGATAATACCGACTATTATAAAACTATGATGTCAATGGAAGATGATTCCAGAGCCAGAGCGAGGCAATGGAAGAAAGAACATCCCAACCTAACACAACAAGTTCACGGAACTGTGAACAATGCTAATTTAAAATAATAATAATGAACGGAGAATATAATGAACCTACCAAGTATAGCAGCACCACAATTTAGTACAACAATTCCATCAACTGGACAAGAAATAGAATATCGCCCATTTTTGGTAAAAGAAGAAAAGGTTCTTTTGATGGCACTAGAAGGTGGTTCTCAGAAAGAAATATCTAAAGCAACACAAAATATTATCAAGGCATGTGTGCTCACTGATATTAATGTTAAGAAACTAGCAACCTTTGATATTGAATATCTATTCATGAAACTTAGAGGAAAGTCTGTTGGTGAAGTGATCAAACTTAAGATTGGTCATCCAGATGAAGAATCGGAATGTAAACATTCTACTGAAATTGAAATTAACATTGATGATATTAAAGTTACTGATAAGGAAGTTGAGAATAAAATAATGATTACTGATGATATCGGTGTTTTCCTTAGATATCCTGGGGTTGATGATGTTAATTTAATTGACGAAAAATCACCAGAATCAATGTTTGATGTAATAAATAATTGTGTTGAATATGTTTTTGATGATAATAATGTTTACAACGAATTTACTAAGAAAGAAATTAAAGACTGGGTAGATGGACTTAACCAATCTCAATTTATGAAGATGACTGAATTCTTTAACAATCTTCCAAAACTTTCTCATGAAGTTGAATGGACATGTGAAGAATGTGGTAAGAAGGATTCTATTAAACTTGAAGGATTACAAAGTTTTTTTATGTAGCATTAATGCATGATTCGTTAGCGAATCACTACCAGTTAAATTTCGCATTAATGCAACACCATAAATACTCGTTGTCCGAACTTGATAATATGATTCCTTTTGAAAGGGAAATATACATTATATTTTTAAAGAACTTTTTAGAAGAACAAGAAGAGAGACAGAAGAATGGCAGCAAATAACAGTCAAATAAATCTACCAATTGTAAACGCAATTGGTGAGCAAATGGAGTCAGCAGATGAGGGGAGAAAACGTCTTCAAAAAAGTCTCAGAACTGGTATGCTCGCCATTAAAAAGTCTACAGATAATATTTCTAAAGTTCTTAAAGAACACCTATTAAAAGATACAACCGGTCAGTGGGAAAGTATAGACGATTCTTTAGAGGGGTTCTATGACAACCTAACTGAATGGAAACCAGTTAATGCTCAACGATTAGTTGAAGATAATGATATGGGTTTTGGTGATGTGTTTGGCATGATGAAAGAATCCTTAGTTACTATTGCTAAGAACAGTGCTAGTTCTTTATTATTCGATAAGAAGAATGAAGACAGAATGGAAAAAAAAGAGCACAGCATGGCTGGTCGACTTGAACAAGATCTTGAAGAACAAAGAGGTCTTGGTGGTTTTGGTAAATTGATATTCTTCGTTGCTATTAGAAAGATTAAACAGTCATTAGACAAAGTGGCACAAATATTAAACAAGGAAACTGTTTGGGATAAGATTAAGAAGTGGTTATTGAACATCGGATTCTTAGCAACTGCTTTAACAGTAGCATTGAATTGGAAAGAGTTAAAACCAACATTGGACATGTTGTATGATGTCATTTGGAATTCAGAATATGGATTGAAGTGGATGCTTGGGTTGCTTATCGATAATATCGCCGAAATCGCATTAGTAATATCAACATTTTGGATTGGCGCTAAAGTATTTAAATGG